CGAATTGGATTGAATCGCCCGAGACATTGCCGTTGGAGACCGATTGCCAAGAGCCGTCGGCACTAGCCGAATCGGACATAGGTATCAAAGCCCACCAAAAGACCAAAATACAGACAATCAGGACACGCCAAACCCGCACTCGAGAAGCCCTTTGCTCGGGGTCACGCGGGACACGATTGGGGTAATTGTACTTTATGGGGGTTCAATGCTAAACTGGGGTTGTAAATAAGAGAGGAGTCAAGATGGCGGTCACGAAGCAATTCGCGGTTGAGATTGATACTGAACTATCAAATCTTTACAACGACGAATGGACCATCAAAGAAAAAATTCTTGGCTACCAAGATTCTTTAGAGTTCTATGTCAAGAATCCAAGATATGCCAGCGACAATGTTGAGCATTACCAAAAACAGATTGAGATTCTCAAGCAGAAATTAGTTCCAATCAAAAAGCGTCAGAAAGAACTAAACGAGATTTACAACCAAGACCCATGGACTCGCGCTTACTTAGTTGTATCGAGCGACGGTCATGTTCACAAAGATATGTATTGCTCGACCTGCTTTCCGCAGACTCGTTACCAATGGTTAGTTCAGTACAGCAACGACGATGAGAAAACTATCGTCGAAGATGCTGGTCAAGATGCTTGTACGGTTTGTTACCCAAGCGCTCCAGCGGAAGTCTTGAATCGACCAAGCAGAATCGTTACGGCTGACAAGATTGCCAAGGCTAAAGCCAAGGAAGAGCGCGAAGCCAAGAAGATTGCTCGAATCGCTAAGGAAAAAGCAAACGCTCCAACTGCCAGCGGTGAGCCTTTGAAGATTATCCGTTCGATTTACAAAGACGGAAAGATTTCCTACGAGTGGATAAAGACCGAGAGAACAGCGGTCACCTACTGGTTGAACACTCAATCGTGGGCAAAGTTCTCGCCAAGAGAGCAGTACGAGTTAGATAACTTGGATTTGATTGTCAAAAATCTTGCCGAGAAGAACGGCGTGTCATTTGAACAACAGTTGAAAATACTGAATAATAAGTTGAAGAAAAGGGGGGACTAATGACAAAGCCTGATTTCGCAGTAGCGCCCGAGGACTACGCAAAACTAGCCGAGGCAATTGCTAAACAAAACGAGCCTCTCCATCCTGACCTTGCTCCGTATTATGAAGAAGATTCTTTCGCAATGTTGCGACATCCACTTGTGTATCAGGTGCCATTCTTTTCAGGCGGTCAAGCGAATTATCAATACGAGGTCAAAAAGAAATTAGTTGCTGAAGCGCTCGAAAAAGAAAACTATCAATCTTTTATTTGGCTTCATGAGCGACCTTATCGATTACAGGCTTTCGAAGAGATTCAAGAGAATCTCAACAATCGCCAATACTGGTCACTACTAGGTCAGATATGGACTGACACAGAAAACGCTTGGGCGCATCTTGATTTATGGCGCGAGTTCTTCTCATCAGATAGAGCAAATCGCGAATGGCTCATGGATTGGGATGAGCAGATGGCTTACGCAGGATTACCTGAGACCGTTACGGTTTATCGAGGTTATCAACCTAATCTCAATGAAGATGGAATTTCATGGACGGTCAAGCGTGAGAAGGCTGAATGGTTTGCGACACGATTCGGCAAAAAGGGCAAGGTGCTTGAAAAGAAAGTTTCAAAGCGAGACATTATCGCCGTGTTTACTGGACGGAACGAATACGAGGTGGTGATTGTATGAAGTGTTACAACTGTGGTAGGGAATATCGATTGACACTTATCAAGGGAAGATTCTATTGTTTCGATTGCGAAGCAGATGCTTCCATGGAAGCAGTTGGATTGATACGACCAATCAAAGATAGGAGGACGGCATGATTGCGGAGTACCTAACAAAGCGCGGAGTTCGATTGACCGCCAAGGGTCATCGTTGGGCAGATAATCTTGAAGCGATTCTGTTCTATGCGATTATCTTGGTCGCGTTTGGCATTGTGGGGTCAATAGAGACAGGACGGTGGTTCTAGTGTCTATCCCATTATGGCTAAAGAGGAAATACGCTCTACGGGTCTCTGAAGGCTCGCTAAGGGCTATCCGTAGAGTCCAGCACCAAAGAGCGCTCGCCGAGGAATCCGACAGGCTACGCGCTAGGTTGAATTTCCAACCAAGGTTTGATATACTGAGATTGTCCGAGAGGAGGACACATGACTCAAGTGATTGAGAAAAAAACACTTGGTAAGCGCGAGTGCGCTCGCATTTACAAAGAGGCTGACGCCGCTGGTTCTGCCGCCGCTGAAGCCGCAGTCCCTACACCAATGATTGTTGGGACTCCAACTACGCCACTTGGCAATGATATTGATTTCAAGAAGCAAACCTACTTCGTCTCTGAAGGCGTTTGTGGTTTTGCTTGGGTGAAGATATTCCCTGCCCGTGGCGCTTTCGTGACTTACTTGAAGAAGGCTGGAATCGGAAGCACCAATAGTTATGAAGGTGGTTACGATATTTGGGTAAGTGGTTACGGTCAGTCTGTGACTCGCAAAGAGGCTTACGCTCAAGCGTTCGCCGCAGTCTTGAAGAGTTACGGAATCAATGCCTACGGACAAAGTAGGTTGGACTAAGAATTCAATCACCGACATCGACTCTCTTCCGTTTAGGACATGAGACCCGTCGGTGATTGAACAAGGGCGCTCCGCGATTCGCTTCTTAGATTCGCGGGGCGTTCGCATAATCGCTTTACCCTTTCTCGATTATGCGAATCAGGTACCATACCTTTCGGGTACCCGAGTCGGTGGCGTTGAAGCGCGGTTGCGCGTCCGTCCTCTCTCTAGCGTGATTGTTGTTCCGCCACCAACGCTCAACCCTTGACAGCAATTCATCTTGATGATGTACCCTAATTTCCAAGGTTCGCAAAACACCTTACCTGTAAAAGCGGGGTCAGTCCGATACTGACAACATTGAAGTGCCGAAGCCATCGGCGCATGAGATGACCGCTCCGACCATCGGAGGAATATGCGATTCTATGAAAAACTATTACAGCCAATCCCATTCGGGTTCTTTATCCTCGGACTAATAATTCTCAATCCGCTACACATCCCACCTGACTCTGAAGCCCGCGCTGAAGTGCCTGTGGTTATCAAGCCAGTCTTGATTGAGCGGACACCCGAGGCGGCTAAAGAATTAGCCCAAAAATTATTACCGAGTTGGGGCTGGAAAACTGAGGCGCAATGGCAATGCCTTGAGTCCTTATGGACCAAGGAAAGTAATTGGCGTCCCGATGCTTACAATCGAAAAGCGGTTTATCAGAACGGCGAGAAACTCAACGCTGGTGGTATCCCGCAGATTCTCGGACTCGACCCGAAAATTTCTGTCGAAGAACAATTGTTCCGAGGATTCACTTATATCGAAAGTCGATATTCAGACCCTTGCTCGGCGTGGCGCTTTTGGACTAGGAATTTTTGGTACTAACCTCGCTGAATGGCAAGAGATGAAGAGCAGAAAAAACCTTCTGTGATTGACGATGCGCTCGCTGAAATCGGGCGCATCGCTTTCATTGAACCCGCAATCTGTACAGGATGGGTTCTCGTATCCGAATGGATGGGAGAGGGCGATAAGGATTACTGGACTTTGACTTTAGCCGACGACCAAAATCCTGATTGGAGACATCAAGGATTGATTCATCATGCGATAAAAACATGGGAGGAAAATGATGATGTCGGACTCAAAGACAAACCGACCAATTGATGAAAAAGAGAAACAAGAATTACTCAACAGTTTGATTCGCGAGCGCTTTGGCGAATGGGCTACTAATAAACAGATTCCAGTAGAGCAACAAGAATCTGACTAATACAACATGAGTTTCAATTTTGTAGTGGAAGCGCCATGTCGAGACGCAGACCCATGGTTGTTTGACCAATCCAATTTAGATTTAGCGCAACCCGGATTGAAGTATTGCCAGTCATGTATTTTTTGGATTGAGTGTGAATCTCTAGTACAGCCTAAGAGTAATGCTTATGACGGAATTGTTGGTGGAAAGGTTTGGAGAAACGGCAAGGTATTGGCTAAATTAGACTCTGCTTCCCCGCATCGATTAGTCGTAGGAGAGGAATTAGTCAATGAAGAAACCGCCACAGTTCGAGGGAGCGAATTGCCATGGGATAGACACGGAGATGTTCTTTCCTGATGATAAAGGCGGATACACAGCGGAAAACCTTATGGCTAAAAAAGTTTGTAAGTCCTGTGTATGTGTCGAAGATTGTCTGACCTATGCGCTACATTTCAAAGTCCTCGGAGTATGGGGAGGCACAACTATGGAAGAGCGTGATGTGCTAAGAAAAAAACTAAACATAATCGGACAACCAATATCTAATGAAAGGCACATAGCATGACGACACTTACTATCGCTGGCAATCTAGCCGCTGACCCTGAATTGAAATTTACGCCGAATGGCAAGGCAGTCGCATCATTTACTATCATCAGTTCAAAATCAGTAAAGAAAGATGATGGCACTTGGGAAAACACCGATGTCACAGCGTGGTCAGTAAAGTGTTGGAATAAGTTGGCGGAGAATGTTTGTGAATCTCTTCGCAAGGGAATGAGCGTCATTGCTCAAGGGACCGCCGTTCAGGTTTCTTGGGAGGATAAACAAAGCGGTCAAAAACGGAGCAAGATAGAAGTCACCGCTTTCAATGTCGGCGTGGACTTGAAGCGCCATATTGTCAATGTTGTCACGCTTGACCGTAATGGCGCGGGCGATGTCGAAGAGAATCCATGGACTCAACCATCATGGCAGAAAACACCCGAGGTTGATGCGTTCCCCTTCTAACCCCCGTGTAGTATCATTGGGGTTGAAAATCTCTGAAGGGAGATAGCATGGCTTGGACTGATTACTTTGTAGAGAATCTTCCAAACGGGAAGATGCTTGTTACCCCCAATGGTCGTCCATTTATTTCAATGGTGATTGATAAAGGTGAATTTGTCGAAGTTCATTTGACTGAAACCGAAACGGAATTGCCGTTCTTAGTTGTGTTCAAAAAGTTTGATGACTTAGGTTCTATCAGCGAAGAGCGTCCATACGGTTACGCGGCAACAAAAGATTTGGCTAAGAAACTTGCGATGGATGTTGCGATGCTTAGACAGAACTCTTTTGAATTTGTCCTTGACGGAGAATAAAAAGGCAAAATTCGCCTAACGCTATAATCGTGAGGTGTATGACAACTTCGCTCCCAAAGGCGATATGGTCATGTCTGCTTTACGGGGTTTCGCTATACAGGCTCACGAATTATTCTCGGAGTTGAAACAAGCGGGATTCACAGAGAAGCAAGCGCTCGCAATTGTCGTAGGTTTAGCCGCTAAAGAGTAGAGGGTAGGATGGCAGAAAAGATACCGTTAGATTTATCTGAATTCGGCTCTACTGGTCTGCGTCGTTCAGGCGGCACAGTCTTTGAAGAATTTCTTGTAAACCTTCGAGGCTTACGCGGTGCCAAGGTTTATCGCGAAATGTCCGATAACGACCCAACTATCGGGTCGATGCTATTCGCAATTGAAAAAGTTATTACTCGTCTTGAATGGCGAGTAGACCCATATTCAGATGATTCGGAAGATGGAAGCGTTAGTCCCGAAGATAAAGAAGTCGCGGCATTTGTTGATTCATGCCTACACGATATGAGTGATTCATGGGACTCAACTTTGTCACAGATGTTATCAATGTTGATTTTCGGTTACTCGTATCACGAAATTGTTTACAAGGTTCGCTCGGGAGATAACAAAGACCCGCGCAAGAAATCCAAACATAATGATGGTCGTATCGGTTGGCGCAAGATGCCAATTCGCGCACAAGAAACTTTGTTCCGCTGGATGATTGATGAGGATGGCGGTATTCAGGGAATGGTCCAAGTAGACCCATCAAGCGGTGGTATCTATGAGATTCCAATTGAAAAGGCTTTGTTGTTCCGCACTTCTTCACATAAGAATAACCCTGAAGGTCGTTCTATTTTGCGTAACGCTTACCGTTCTTGGTATTTC